AGTAGTGTCGTCCAGGATTTTGCCGCGGCCATCCAACTCAGCATCAGCTTCGGTTGTTGCGGCATGCTTGCCTGTATTGATAGCATCATCCGTCTGCCCATCAACATAAGTTTTTACACACGCAAGCACAGATAAGAGGACTCTTATAACCCTTGTTTTTGCGATTTGCAGATTTAATGCTGATACATTTTCGGCAAAGCTAACGCCTTCTATCCAAATAATATATCCACTCACAATACCAACAAGCGGCGGATTAATACCTAAGTTTGCTTTAGTTTGAGCATACTCAAGCAAAATCGAAAGAGCTACTATCAACACGTACGCAAATTTATGAAAGAGTCCGTCACGCATTTTGCTGCTAGACACCGAACGCAAGTAGACTGCTTTCGCAAAACCACTAATATAGTCGAGCAACACAAGGCCGCCAGCAATTTCGAGCAATAAGATTTCAATATCATTCATTCTTTTCTTCTCCTATTTGTTATTTTGGTTGATTGTCGGTTGTTATCCATGTTCCGCTAAGGTGTGTTGTACAGTCGCGCGCGTCACCGTCGTAGTACATGCTGCCGTCTGGCTGTACTAGCAATGCAGCACGGCCGCCAGTTAGTGTGATCGTTGAAAGTGATGTAGGTCTGAAACCTTCGGGTATTGTTTCGTTTGCTTTGGCCCATTGCGCGTCTCCTGCTTTAATCCCGCCAGCGCCATTAGCTGTCACAACATTGCCTGCGCGAGTTAAAGTCATGCCAACACTGTTGTTCACGCCCCAAGGCACGTGTATTTCAACGCTGCTAACGTTTCCGTCAACTACTATTTCGCTTTTAATCATTGGATATTCCTCCCCTGACTTAGTTTGATTTTGTTGTTTTACAACTCCTGTCATTGCGTCGTACCAGTCTCCAGCGCGCTTCATGTAATCTGAATTTTGAGAATCTCTGATACTACAAGGACAAGCCGTTGCATAAAAATACGAGTGTGGAAAAACATTTTTCATCCATGTAGGTCTGCCTAAACCGTAAAGTTTGCATAATGCGGCAACCAGATGCGCTCCATTTTCCAAGCATTGGGCACTGATCTGCCATGGCGAGGTGCTTATGTCTGCGTGCTCAATTCCGATTGATGTGGCATTTGCATTCCAGTTCCCAGCGTGCCACGCTGTATCGTAATCCCACACGAGTTGGCCAATTCGCCCGTCTGACTGTACTTGATAATGCGCGCTGGCTTCGCGCGTTTGCCAAACGTTGTAACAGTCTTGAATACTTAAATTCCCCGCATTGTGATGTAGTACAATTTTATTGATTTTTAGACCTTGCCGCCCTTTGGTGTAGTGCGTTGTGAGCAATTTAATTTCATCTGCATCACAAGTTTCCCAGTTTTTCATATTCCTCCTATATTAAAAAAGCCACGCTTTTTGCGTGGCTAAAAAGTTGAGTCGTTCGGAATTGCCGAACAACTCAAAAATCTAATCGTGAGTTAATCGTGCGAAAAATTTTATTAAACGTTGATTTTCCGCGGTTTCTACTTCGATTAATCGTGAGTTAATCGTGCGTATCATGCTTTCTGAGTTTTGACCTTAGTGGACTCTTGTTGGACTCTTGTTGTAGTTTTCTGAATTTTGAGTCGTTTATAATACGCGTCCATGCTTTGTATAGTTCTCCAAGCGTTATAGTGCTTAAGCGTTCCTCGCCAAGAGTGATACATTGCGCTTATTTGTTTCCAGCTGATTTCTCCACGGCTTGCGAGCCGTGCCAGTGCGCGTAAATGCTGCCTCATGCGCTTAATCGTTTTCGGTATTGGACGCGTGATAATGCGTCCTGTTTGCGTGTAATACCATTTTTTCTTAAGCCACGTGAAGCCATGATGTAGCGACGTAATGTACGTTTTTGTTGAATTAAGTGTTAAGCCTAGTTCCTCGCTCATCTTTTTAATCTCATCAAGCGTAGAACGCAACTTAAGCAGATCCGAATCAATAACATACAAGTCGTCCATGTATCTTCCAGTTGCTTCACAACCTGAGCACTCTTCCAACCAATGGTCAATTTTTGACGGATACCCTACGGCTAGTTGTTGGTTTGTTTCCGCGCCTAAGCCAAGGCCACTATCACATTCCGCGTCCATGAGCTGCTCTAGCCATGGCATGATTCGCTTATCTCGTATACGCTGCGAGGCTTGTTCTAGGACTTTCTCACGCGGAATACTCGCAAAATAATTCGAGTAGTCGCATAAGAGTATCCAGCCTTGCGAGCCATGCTTTTTGTAGTGTCGTGCTAGCTGTTTGCGCAACAGTTTTATAGCGTACATTTCGCCTCTACCTTTTTGGTTTGCGCTGTTGCCGTGAGTGTATGAGCGCGTATAGCACGGTATTAGCGTGTTTTTTGAGATTGTTTTTTGTATGACTTTCTCCCAGAAAGCGCTAGCTTGAATATGACGCACTTTTCCGCGCTCCGTTATCGTGAAACACTTGCGACGACCAGTTATTTTACCGCCGCTAGTCATGAGCTTTTGCGCATGTAGAGTGTTAAGCATTGCGTTGTTCATATACTGTTGAACGCTATTCTTCCATTTGATTGTTTTGCAAGCCTCGTAAGCTGCATCGGTAAGTGATTGTAGGCTGCTTGTGTTTTCAAACGTTGCTGTAACTGTTTGCTCAGCACGATTGCGTTGCCTCTTGGATTGCCTGCGCTTATATCGCGCTTCAACGCGCTTAATACTCATATAGTAGTCCTTTATAAGAGTAGAGTTGGTGTCTGATGCTGCTCCTAAAGCCCGACACGATGCGCTATCGGGATATAAGACGGCTTCCATAGCAGCTTGAGAATACAGCATGAAACAATCGCGGTAAGCGAGTACGATTGCCATGCACTTTTTGGCGTCCGCTGCACCTCATCAGACACTTTTTCACACCTTTCGGCGATGGAGATTAAACCCCTTCTGCATAGCTTTGCGTTCACACTTAATGTGCTACTAGGTCTAGCGTTATGCGGAATCACGGGCACGCGCCGTACGTATTACTGTAGAGGTTGTTGTTGTACGAGCCACCAATAGCAACGGGCACATTCGTCGAGTTGCCACTGTTCGTGCTAATGGTTTAATCCCCAAGAATAATTTATTTTTGCTTTACTGTTCGAGCATGACTCAATTGTGAATTTATCATCGTTCGCTCTTGGTTAAGCAAGTCAAGTAATGGCTGTAATGCTGCCATGCCGCGTTTTACTGTTCCTAGTTGGAAAAGCATTTGCATGTCGTGCTCTAAGTCAATGCAAAACGCGCTGGCTTCTATTAAATGCTTCTTGCGCTCTGCTAGTCGCATTTCATCAGACGGATACCATGCGTAAGCGTGCTCAGCCTCGCGCTCCAAACTTTCAGCATGGCCAGTAATGTCTTTGCCTATTAGAAAGCGTAGTGATTTTGGAAGCACTGTTTCGCGCTTTATCAGTTTTAGCGTTTCGATACGAATCTTGCTAGCAGTTACCACATACCCCGTGAGGGTTTCTGTTCTTTGTCTTGCATAGACTTGACTCATCTTAAATTCTTTCTTTAGATATGGTTTGAGGCCGCACGGAGGCGGCCTCAAGATTAATAGATGCGCGTATCCTAACGGCTACGCGATGCAGAAGCACGGGCACGCGCCGTACGTAATACTGTAGAGGCTGTGGTAGTACGAGCCACCAAAAGCAACGGGCACAATCGTCGAGTCGCCACTGTACGTGCTCCTAAGCCAGTAGTAATTACCCAGCTTCGAACGACTACTATCATCGCTAAAACAAGCCCACTTAGAGTAGTAATTAGAGGATTCTTTAGAATAGATAGTCTTCCCAAAAGCTTCAATCTCAGACGGTGGGAAAACGTACTCTCTCAAATAGCTTAGGGAGCCGTCTTTATTCGTCCAAGGTAGACTCATATTAAGCACATAAGACTTCAAAGACGACGGCATAGCATTATAGAAGTTATTAAGTACGCTCTCAAGATTAGAGCCAGAATATGTATTGTTACTAATAGAGAAAGCAATATCTCCAGGAATACGCTTATCTGGTACCATAAGCGCCTCGTTCTGGCCATAGTGATTAAATTCTGCGATAGTCCAACGGTACGTGTTACCATCCACAGTCTCATCAAAATAATCGCCAGTATTCACCATGTAGCGCTTGCCGTCACGAATCGCGCGCGCAATAATCTCCGCGCCTGACGAATAGTCCTTAAAAGGCTTCCAACCAGGCAACGGCTCAAAACTAGGAGAAAGCTGCTTCGGCGACGTGTGAGAATTAAACCATTCTCGAGCCTCGGTAGGATTCAAGCCAGCTTGCAAAGTAAGAGGCACATCCAAGCTCACGCCACTATCATCAGTCGCGCGAAAATGAATAACCGTTCTCGTAGTACTAGGGAATTTTTCATCAGGCGTTATAACACGCAAGCCATGATTAGGCTGCTTCACCAGCTGCACGCGCGAATCATCGCAAGACACGTCGTAAAGCTCCGCGCGACTCAAATCCACCGTTGGCGTGAGCTGCAAGTCCACACTCATATTTTTAGCAAGAATCAGTGAGCTAGCCGACGCTGTAAGCGATTTGAGTTTAATATCGCCATTACCGCTGCCGCCGTAGAAAATAGGTTGAATAACCGTCATCGCTTTACCTCCTGCTCAAGAACAGTAAACTTCAGATCTGTTGGTTTTTTAACGATAATCCGCAAGTATCCAGTATTAATACTCGAGTCATCATCAGAATCCAAGAAAATAGGCGATGCTGCGCCGTACGCTTTCACGTCCGCCTCACTTGACGGCTTCAAGCCAATAGTGCGCACAACGTGCGAGC